TAATAATACGATTGCTAGTTGGTATGCTGTACTTGCATAACCGATCCATGGACTACGAGCTTTAGCGTCATCGCGCTCTGCTTCTAATGCTTTAGCTTTGATCATTAAATCTTTCTTGCCTTCGCCTGGCTCGTTTTCATAACGATCAATTTTAGCGGACATATCAGCGACACGGGCTTTATCGCCATTATGCTGTGCCTCATATAAGTTTTGCTCTGCTAGTGCTTGTTTGATTGATTTGGCTTGATAAAAACTGTAAGTATCGTTGGCCTTGATAGTATTGTTTAATACTGTGCTGGATAGTTTGCCGCCGTACCATGCGTTGACTGCTAGACATAAGGCAAAGATATTAATAACCATACCTGCTTTGTCTTTGATCTTGGCTTCACGCTCTGAACGTGATCCTGCCGGCGGCTTAGGTGCGTCCGGATCTTTTGGTGTTTTGTTTACTAAATTTAATACTGAATCTATCAATGCCATCTTATGCTCCTAAAACCTGTAATGCTTTATTATAATGTTTAACACGATCTTCTAAGCCTAATGTACCGCCGTTGATACGTTTGGTTAATGTAAGCATATCGCCTTTATCTGCTAGAGCATTTAAATTGTTAGCTTCCCAAAACCAACAAGCACTTTGTACGCAACCTTCAAAAGTTGCCAGGTACTCGGGTAAGTCGTTAATATCAGTTTCAATACTGTCGGCAAATGCTTGATAGTTACTGCGGCCTGTTAACTGGATAAGTCCTCGTCCGCAAAACTTCCAACCATCTCCTGTTTCTTCTGGACCGTTGCCCATACGTCCACCATAGGCACGATTAGCAATCTTTTCTGGATTGTGTGCATATTGTCTTGCTACCTCTATTGTTGGAAAGTAACGTGGCCATACACGCATTAGGCTTTCTGCTTTGTAATTTAAATTCTCCTGGATGAATTTAAATTCGCCACTTTCGTGAGCGCATTGTGCAAGGAATGCCGCGACGCGACTAGGCGTATTAATATCGTAATCTGGTAATGCTTGTTCTAACGCATCATACCAATGATCCAAATATGGATTCCCGTGGATAATTTGCGATAGTTGTTGTTTGGTTAAAATAAAATCTGACATTTGTTTCCTTTAAACAAGTGATGCTATGTTAATTAGGCCATTTATTGCTGTGTTTAGCATTTCCATGGCTTTTAGTTCCGACATATTACTTTCAATGTTAACTTGTCGTTGCACATCCTTTAATAATTCAGCATATTCTTCTTTGCTGATCTGTCCTGCTTTACACGCTTCGGTTAATTGATTAACGGTAGCGGCAGCATTATTTATATCGCTATTGTTACAAACAATACTGGCCAATAGGCTTTGATTATGTTCTATGCTCATCTTGGTTTCGCTCCTATAGTTTTTTGCATTGTTTCTGCTGATTTTTCAATGTTATCAAATTTAATTTTACAAAATGCTACACTTACAGGCCCTTTTTGATACTGTGCAATCAGTCCTTGTGACATTTTATCTAACTCGCCTGCAGACGCAATTACTTGTACGTTATGTGGAGTATACTCTACATAATTTTTAAATGCATAAGTTTTCTTTGCTACAATATCTGCCTGTAGCTTGGCTTGTTCTGAATTATCGCAAGTTGATTTCGCAAAAAAAGCAGATGTTCTAATATCTGCTATTTGTTGATATTCAATCGGATCGTACTTCATTAAGTAAGCATCAAGCAATGAACATCCAGATAGTAATGTTATTGATACGGCTAATATTATTTTTTTCATTTAACGCTCTCGTATATTTTCTTTTGTGTATTATACCACTCAATCCAGTCATCAACACTAGATTTACAATCGTAATATTGTCCGTAGTTGTCAACAACTACGTTAATTACATCGCTTAATTTCTTAGTTTCCAGATCTAAAGTTTTTAAATCAGGACATGTTTTTAAAAGTTCAGGAGGCACCACTGGAAATTTCATAACTACTGGCACCGGAGTAGCACATCCAGTTAGTGCAAAAATTGCACATACTAAAAGTAGTTTTTTCATTTTTTCTTACCTATGTTTTTAGATGCATCATTTAAGATCTGCGGAACTGCTGGGTCTAGTTCGCAGTTGGCATCAATTAACTTTTCTTTTTCTACAATACGTTCTTTGACTGTAGTAATATATTCTGTTCGAACTTTAGATTTTTTCTTACGTTCTTGTTCTAGTTTATCATTGGCTTCTTGACTAGCCACTTCTGCTTTGGCTACTTTAGCTTCAGCTTCTGCAACTTTAGATCGCCATGCCATTTCTGTATTATAACTACCTTCCAAGTACACACCTGCTAAAAATACCACAAGGCTGATAATCTGAACAATATGGAAGTATGCAGAAAAAGCTGGCCACCAACGTAGAATGCGGTTGATTACAAAGAATGACAGGAACGTAGCTACCGCTCCTGTTACCAACATTGCATGTACTAGATAGATTAATAAATCATCTGGTATAAAATGTAATATCCACATTACCAACTATCCTTCTGAACAACCATAGCCTGGTTTCCGTTTCTAATTAGAAACTTGTCGCCAATCTTATGTATATCGTAATCTCCTAGATATTTCTGTAAAAAGTAAACTTGGCTTTGTCCGTTTTCATCTAAACTTAATGCGCCCGGTACTGTTTCTTTAATTTGATCGTATTTGCCCATACTAACAAATTTCATTTTAAGATTTCCAAAATATGTCTTTTGGAAAGTCATTGTATTATCAGACTCAAGCGTGACACTGTCTAGTGCGCCTTGATTAAAGAATTTACCTACGTTTGAATTTTTTATTTCTAATATCTTGTTATCGTAATCTGTCCCAGTCATTGGAACATGTTCCATGATCTTTTCTTCGCTAAACGGTACAGCACCGTTGGACTTTTGATAACGGAATTTCCAATCGTAATTGTCAGTAAGGTTTCCAATACCACTTAATAATTCTCTTAGCTGTCCTGGCAATTTTGGACTACGTTCGATTTCTACAAATACTTGGTAGTGGCCGTCTTTTTCTTCTCCTGTACTAATATCTGCATCGAGAATAAAGCCGTAGCCTTTTTCAATAAATTCCATTAGGTCAGTTGCTGGATATTTTTCTGTAACACGGAACCCGAGTACCACAATATCTTTATCTTCGCCCATTTTACTTTTGTATCTGTCGACTGTGAAGATTTCGCTAACATAGTCTTTGAGATCGCCAAAGCGTAGGCCTTCCATTAATTTAGGTTTGTTCTGCTTGGGCATCTTGTGGAGCCTCCTGTGCTATTTCGTCTGTGCTGTTTACGCCTTGTTTACTGTAACGCATCAACTCGGCCATCTGATTGTTTTCTTTATTTGCCTTACCGATACTAATATCTTGCATTAGTTTCTTAGGCATTTCTATACTAACTACCCACACAGGGTGAGCATCAATTTTACCTTTTTTAGTTCCTGGACGGAAGTCGCTAGGATCTTTAATCTTACGAGGTATTAGAATATGTTCTTTTTTGTAAACAACTTTACATCCGTAGTCGTTTAATCGTTTGCCAGCTTGCGGATCTGGCATTTCTTTTTCTGGCCACATAAAGGAACAGCCCACGCTGTAGCGGCTAACATCGGGGCCCGACATTAACTCTCCTTCTTCCCAATTTTTAAAAACATAGATATCAAGTTCGTCTAATACTCTTTCAAAGTCTTTTAGGACAGAAAAAGCACTGTTGTTTTCACTCAATGTTTGTATATTTTTAATTACGTCTACAATATCATGCATAGTTGATCTCTCAGTAACTTATTTATGCTATCAAATAGCTAAAACTATTAGTTTGTCGTTTGGTACCCATTATCGGGCAGTTTAGATAGGATACTGTAAATACTATGCAGGTCGTGCTTCATTAACGGAGGTAAAAAATTGCCTAGAGCCAACAGAAGACGCGAAAAAGATCAGTACACAACACGTGACCCACGTTTTGCATCTGATCAAAATAACTTGATACAGATCAAACCGTATCTAAAGAGAAAGCAACAGGTTAACATTGTTCCACGCAATCTAGCGCAGGAAACTTATGTTGAATTGCTTAAAAACCCCAAGAAATATATTGTATTCGCTATCGGTCCAGCCGGTACGGGTAAAACTATGCTTGCGGTTCAGATGGCCATTAAATTGTACAAAGAGGGGGTGATTAATAAAATTATCGTAACCAGGCCAGCTGTTTCAGTGGACGAAGAACATGGTTTCTTACCCGGAGACCTGAATGCCAAGATGGCGCCGTGGACACGGCCCATATTTGATGTATTCGAAGAGTACTACCACCCAAAGGAAATAGCAGAAATGCTAGAGGATGGAGTTATTGAAATTAGTCCGTTAGCATACATGCGCGGACGTACTTTCAAAAATGCATTTGTTGTTGCAGACGAAATGCAAAATGCTACACCGTCACAGATGAAAATGTTATTGACCAGACTAGGCGATGGATCTAGAATGGTAGTTACTGGAGACTTGAATCAAGCAGACCGTCCACGAGAGAACGGTCTACTAGAATTTTGCGAATTATACGGCCAAGGAGGTGATTATCGTATGATCGCTATAGCAAAGTTTGATACAAGAGATGTTGAACGTCATCCAGTTGTTAAGGAAATTTTAAGTATCTACAAGGAGCTACCTAGCGATTAACTATTAAACGGAGATAAATCGCACGGTACCACTATTCCGGCCTGCACAAAAGCTGTGCGATTTATTGAAGTCTTGCTAGTTTAATCAGTGTAGCGGCTAAGTTAATTTCATGATCGGCACATAGCGCATTATCAACTAGCCCTTGTTTAATGATCAACAATGCTGAATCTTTAGTTTCGTCAGTTTCGCCAAACAATTCCAAGTTGTCATACATCCAACGGAATATTTCTTCCATCTCGTCTGGCCTTGCCCGCCCACATAGCAATTTACGAGCACCTTGTATATTGCCTTTCTTAAACAACTCAACCATTTCAATCTTGTAGTCGCTAACTCCGCTGTCTTCGATCTTGGGATTGATAAGAGCGCCGTCTACACTATTTTGTTGCAGTAGGTTAATACATTTACGCAAGTCTGGATATACAGCCTTAACGTAAGTATCTAACGTGTCGAGATCAAACTCGACATTTTCTTCAACCAAGATAGTTGCCGCCCTGGCAGTAAATTCTGTTTGGTCAATGCTTGCAAAATGCATCTGTTGGCAACGACTGTGTAGTGCAGGAACAATACGTCCAGGCATGTTACAAGTTAAAATAAATCTACTGGTACTGGCATATTCTTCCATTACACCTTTTAACGCATCTTGCGCTTCTGGAGTAAGTCGATCTGCTTCGTCAAGTAGCACAACTTTGAAAGGTCCAAACGGCATCATCTGTACAAAATTTGTAATACGCTCTTGTACTTCTTTAATACCCCGCTCACGACTAGCGTTCATTTCCAATACATCGTATTCTGGAATGCCAATTTCGTTAATAAGCAATTTTGCCAGCGTAGTTTTGCCAATACCCGGACTACCACTAAGCATCAAGTGCGGAATAGAACCATCCTTGATCCAACCAGCAATTTGTTTCTTTTGTGCAGAATCTCTAAACACATAACCGTCTACTGTGTTAGGACGATACTTTTCAACCCATAGTTCTTTCATTCTTTACCCTTGCATAAAATATTAATCATTCTTGTACGCCACAACATAGCGGCTTCTTCGTCATCAAACTGCGGACTTAGTTCTGTATCGTGGTTGTTTTTCTCAACCCACACCCAGGTATCACTATACTCATCGTTAATGAGAATCATTTTACCTCAAACCTTCCATTACAATAATTTTATCAATTTCGTATCCGAATTCTTTATCGTTAGTGATAACGTATAAATTTTCAATATGACGATCTTTAACTTCGTCATATCTACGTGTTTGTACAACTCGACCGCCGTTGGCATGATGTACAGTAAACTTAACCGACGATCCACGATCCAGTTGAATGCTTTCTTCATCAACGGAAACATAGTTAGCTTCTGAGTCCGGTGGTTCGGCAAATAACCAATCTTTGAATCGTTGCTTAAATGTTTTTTTCATAGGTTTATTTTCTGTCCATTGCCTTGGCTTGTTACTAGAGATAGAGAGCCCTCTTCTTAATCCAACCTTTGTTGTTGCTGTTGCGTATGCTGTGCCGTAACTACTCATTTCTTTTTACTTTCTGCTTCTACTACACGTTTACGTAGACTTGAACTACTAAATGAATGATCTCGCCCGTTGTAGACAATTTCAATTCCACGACTGATACAGATTTGTTTTCCTGTAAATTCTTTGTCTGCGTACTCTACACCTAATATTCTAACATCAATTGGTAGTGTTAGCAAGATATCTTCGAGGTCTTTTTCTGTTTGATAGACAACTATTTCATCCACATAACGAGTGGCACTTAGCGTAATCTGTCGTTCAACAATACTTTGAACAGGTGGATTTTTACTATCCGGGCGATCAATAGTAGGATCGGTTTGTAGCCCTGCAATAAGATAATCACAATGATTCCTAACTTCGGCAAGCATGGCAATATGTCCTGCATGTAATAGATCAAAAGTTGAAAACACTATTCCAATCTTTTTACCATCGGCTTTTAATTGTTTAACTTTATTAAAAATCATACTACTTCCTCTACAATTCCTAGTATCTCTGCTAAAATAAGCAAAGCACCACATACAACTAGTGAGCCCATAATAAGGGCAGACCCTGCGGCAATACGTACAGCACTTTTGCAAACGCTGACATAAAAATGTCCACGACTTGTATCTTTAGGTTGAATATTAACGTCCACGTTTAAAAAGTCCTTTAATAGTTTGAAATAGATTGTAAAATCTAAAATGATAATTTGTTAGCATGGCTGGGTGCATTGGGCAACGACCTTGTTTGTAGTCGCAAGTAGAACTATAATCTTTGTTACAAGTGTTACACTTCATCTTTGAGTATCCTTATCACTTTTTGTTTTTCTTGTTCGTGCAACCAGTCTTTTTCTGTACTGCCAAAACTAGGACATCTTTTTAGAGCCTGGTCTATGATTTCTTTTAATTTGTAAAGGTCTTGCTTTGCACCCCATTGCACAAATCCGGTGGCACCTGAATCGTTAGCATCATATACAGCCGCATTGATTTCTCTTGCGGCCTTGGTTATATCGTATGAATATTTGTATCCCATACAACAAGTATAGAGAAAAAAATAGGGCCTGTCATGACCCTATTTGTTCAGTTTGGATTTATCAACCCGGAATATTAAAATTAAAGTTACCGCCAGCGGCAGCGGCCACCGAATTAAAAGCACCTGCTGGTTTTTCATCAGCTGATAGCATGATGGCCTTGTTGTCTGCTACCTGTAAATTGGTAATAGAACCATCTTCGTTTTCGTATTCAAATGTGCGGGTCCATCGACCGTGCTCGATAAGAATCCACTCACCGACTTTGACATCTTTCTGATCTGGACCAATAGCCCATACTTTGCCCCAACGAGGTTTAACGCCTGCACCTTTACCGTTGTCGCTATGGAGCACAATTCCGCCTAGTGTTACTTCTTCTTCGAAATTCATATCGCTAAAGAATACACGATCTTTTAGCGGAATTAACTTACCTTTAATTTTACTCATTTATGCCTCAATTGGATTTTTTAGATTTCGATTCTTCTGGTTCGGACATGATTGGTCTTGCGTTTGGATTACCTTCGTAATACTCTGCTACGATATCTTCACGTTTGCGAATAATTTGACCGCCCGGCCCTAGTTCGTCACCGCGAGCATTTACCTTCATGTTTCCTACAGCAGGCATTAATTCATTAACTGCTGACAACTTTGCCATGTCAATTTCTCTGCCCTGCATTGTTCTATGTTTTGCCATTTTAATGACTCCTATTTTAAAAATTCATTTATATCAAGATCGTACTTGATACTGTCTACTTTGTGTACACCCATTAAGTATAGTACATAACTGGCTACACTAGATCCTCTGCCTACACCCCAAAGCACGTTGTTTTCACGCAGAGTATCAATCAAGTATTTAAGATACTTTAATAGGTCGATCATATTATGTTGGATAAACAGCTCGAGTTCTGCTACTACTCGTTGATATTCAACTTCGTTAGTTGTTTTATCTAGCAAGTAACCTACAATTTCAAAATCTTGGTATTTTTCTGGCATGAACCATTTTTGTTGATTTAGTCGATCAAATTCTTCCGTTGATAGTTCTGGTAAAATTAGTTCGTGTAGTGCAGGTAATCGGTCTGCGTTGCGTTCTACAGTTTTGTTAAACCGTATACATTCTTCTGGGTTGTCTAGGAAAACATTTTCAAAGTTAGTTATCTTGTTGCTATACAATGCTTCAATAGCTTCGTTTTCAGATAAAATAACTTGACCGTAATTATTTACTTCCACTTAAACCACCTTGTACTAACGTTGGTTGAAACGTAGGTGCAGGTATTAAATTGAGTTCGTCCCAGGTCACAACTGTTTTGTGTCCTGTTGATACTGTGTCCGAATTCCACCAATGCTCACCTTCTATATCTAATCCACAGTCAAACGGACTGTGTACTGTATATTGTACACTATCTCCTACTGCACTTGCAACCGTTAAGTACTGAATATCAAAATATTCGTTGGTTACAGCAAGTAATTTGGACAAAATTATTGAACCTACGTATAAGTCGTATGGTTCGCACGGAAGGTACACTACATTATTTTCTATTTCGGAAAATTCTTTGGCTAGTTTATTTGATTGGTTTACTAATACACTATTTTGGAAACAGTTATCAACTAGATGTCTAATACGCTGAAAGCCTATGCCAATCTTGTCAGATGAATCGTTTGGATCAATGGCTAGTTTTATTTGGTAGACATTGCTTAATATTAAATTTTCATTTACGATAGTGCAAGCAAAATCAATAGGAACTACAAAAGTGGTTAAATCAGTTAACATTTATTAAATCGTCGAGGTCTTTATTTTCTTTTTTCATCAAATTCTTTGTAGCCTCTGCTTGTCTTCTGAATTGTTCTTCTCTAAACATTTCAAGTGCTATTACTATTTGATTGGCAACACCGCCCTGCCCTAGATTACTTGCGATGTAATATTTTTTTGTCAACTCAAAGATTTTGTTATCTAGTTCTGCATCTTTGAGTTCTTTTGGATTACCCATTAATGGATGAAACATTAGGTCACCTTCATTATGTAGCATAACGCATAGTATGGAGGTAAATTTGCGTTAACACCGCTAGTACCTGTAGACAAAATGCTAGTGGTAGCTGAAATTCCAGTTAAAGAACTAGTTGTTGGATAATTGTATGTTGTACCCATACCGCCAATCTCGCTTCCGGCGCCGGTATAGTCAATGCTACCTGGGGTACGTCCGTCGTATTGGCTTTGGTGTTGGTGGCCTGGATCTGTTAAATTGGTAATGGCTGAGTGAAAGTGAGCCACTACTGGAGTATCAGTTTGACCTCCTATGGTAGAAGTAGATCCTGATACTGTGGTTACAGCGGTGTTGCTGTTGTCACCAGAAGCTCCAATTACAAATCTATTTCTTAAATCTGGTGTGGTATATCCGTTAACGCTTTGTCCGTTACATAATGCCCATCCTGCAGGAATACTGGCAACATTACCATACCACAAGGTTATAATACCTTGAGGGAAAGAACTGTGCAAACCACCATAGATGGCCATGCTTACTAGATTCTGTGCAAATTCTGTAGTGGCAATAACAGTTGATGAATTTGAGACAGATACTGTTGTGGCACTTGTACCTGCTGGTAACTGTCTAACAACACTATCGGCACTTATTTTCATCCAATTTTGATTGACACCATCGTAGTTGGCAAAAGATGCATGTAATGTAGTTGAGCTTGCGAAGATTCTGCCAGGTGTATCGCCGACTGCTCCTGTTGATGCAGGTGCGCTAGCGGCTTGATATACCAACGATGGCTGATTGCTAAAGAATGGATTGGTAAATGTTATACTTGCTGGAACACTTACATATTGTGATGGTAACGAAGGAGTAACAGTTATGTTAGTTCCGGATACTGCTGTTACTGTGAATTGTGTACCTGTTGTGGCCACTTGAGTGGTTGCACCTACTTTAATACCATAACCATTGGCCACTGCAAATATGCTTACAGTTCCTGGTACTGTAACGGTACTACCATTTAATGTAGTAGTTACTTGATTGGGAATTAGTGC